TGCTTCCGCTGTGGCAACAGGATCACCAAATATTTCTATTCCCAGCTCTTGGAAAAGTTCGACCAGATCAAGCTTGTTTCTTTTGTCAAAGCAAAAGACGTCATATTTATCAGCGAGAGTTTCTACAGATGATCCTCTCTCATTCAGTCCACATGCAGATGCGGCCTCTTCTAATGTTTCGAGATCACACTTAAAAAACTCTCTGTTTTGGCTTACGCGAAAATCATCTAGATACAGATGAATTTCTGCCTCATCTTCTCTCGGATTGTCGCTGTAATAAGCCTTAGCCACCTCAAATGGCATTGGAATGCCAGTCCCTTGGGAAATTTCCTTTGCTCTAACTTCTGGCTCAGAAGTGGTCATGCCTATCTTAAAAAGGCCAGGCATAACGGGATTTGTTAGGGCATAAACCCAGCCTTGATGACGGTAATCTTCTGGCAAATCCAAGTGCCTCAGAGGTTCCATATCAATTTCCATGGCCTCATCAAGAATCCGTTGCTTGTGTTGCGATACCTTTACTTTTTCTTCTGTAAATTCCATAATCACTCCTGTTACTCGGCGTAACACAGTTTGCTAAGCCTCAAGCGTTCCAGCGCTTGGGGCTTTATCTTTTGTGAGAAGCAGTGCTACCTGCTTTGCAAGCTTCGATAATTCCTCGTCTTCAACTCCCCATTCCAGAATTGCCAACAGCATCGACATCTTCGGGATCATGCTGGATTTCCAACGGGTAATTTGGGACTCATCAACGCCCAGCTGCGATGCGATATTTCTCTGACCGCGAATAGCAATGCGGTTGAAAATGTTGCTGGTAATTGCGTTGGCTCTCTTGCGTGTGCTTGTAAGTTCCATTCGGTATTCTTCCTTTGTGGTTTAGATAGATACGTGCGCAGACCGTGGGGTCTGCCACTTGATTGAATTACCGCGTTGTCGGCGGTTCAGATTGATAAAGAGCGGGTACTGCTTAGGCGGCCCTGGAGCCGCGTTTCTTGCCGTACAGTAACCAGAGCGGGTCGCACTGGAGAGCTGCGGCAAGCTCAAACAGGAAGCGCGGACGTTGCGTAGAACCAGCTTCAATTTGCTGTATTGATTGCTGCTTCATCCCAGCTTTCTCAGCTAATTGCGCCTGTGTCAGATTCAACTCCATGCGCTTCTGTTTGAGGCGTTCGGAAATTGTATTCATTACTCACCTCCACAGTTTTATCTGTATTGTCTAACAGTTACTTCTGTTTGTCAAATACAGCTTTAACTGTGACGATGTGAGGAAATGGAGAGGAAGCTATGAGCCTTGCAGAACGGGTAAAACAAAGAAGAATTGAGCTGGGTTTGACTCAAACTGAAGCAGCAGAAAAAGCTGGAATCAGGCAGCAGTCTTGGGCGAGTATTGAAGAAGGAAAGACATTAAAGCCCCGTAACATTGTTGGTATTGCTGAATCTCTTCGCTGTGACCCGTCATGGCTGGTTAATGGTGGCAACTTCCAGCCTGTTAGCGAGGTGAACACAAGGAGGATTCCATTGATCAGCTATGTACAAGCTGGCGAAATGGCAACTAAAGGACCTATAGAGGCCCTTGATGGATCTTGCGAGTACGTCATGACTGACATGGACTGGTCGCAATACACCTTTGCTCTAAAGATTGTTGGCGATTCTATGGAGCCTGATTTTAAGGCTGGCGATGTGATAATCGTGGACCCGGAAATCGAACCAGCCCCTGGAGAGTTTGTGGTTGCGAAAAATGGCGAACACGAGGCCACATTCAAGAAATACCGCCCAACCACTCTTGCAGAAGATGGCAGGCAGCACTTTGAATTGATACCGCTTAACGACGATTATCCTGTAATGCGAAGCATTGATCGCCACATCCAGATTATCGGGACGATGGTTGAACACCGGATTTATCGCCGGAAGAGATAGTCAGCATCATAGGAAAGGTAGTTAAGGCGCAGTGGCCTGAAGAGACGTTTGGGTGAGATAAAATATGGAGCAGGATATGACTGAGCAGCTGGAAGAATCCAAGAATGCAACAATGCCTTCGCTTGCGGCTAAAGTAACAATTGACGATTTCGCCACTTACTTTCGACTGCTTAGCGCCACATCAGACAAGGTTAAATGCCCTGTCTGTGGTAGTGGAAATTGGGATGTTCCAGCCTCGCATGAAGACAAAAGCAAGCCAATGATATTGACTCTTCCTATCCCTAACCTTATAGGCAAGGGCATTTGGCATTATTCCCTGATTTGTAGCAACTGTGCGTATACGATGTTTTTTAACTGCGGAGCGGTTGTTAAAAAACTTCAGGAATCAGGAAAACTATGATCAACCCGTCATATGATGATTTCGCATGGGCAGATACAGCGCCGACTAAAAAGACCTCACCAGTCAGATTAAAGGGTGGTAAAATAGAAAACCAAGACGGTAGCGTTATGTTCGTTGCCGAGGCCGTAACCATTGAGATTGAGGAGGAGCTTATGACAGATAAATCATACGGGCATGAGCTTTTGCACGCCATCAAAATCAGCTGGCCCTTACTGGTTATTATCATTGGCGCTGTTTTTGGTTTTTTCCAGCTAACACAAAGCAGGATAGACACTCAGATGGCCGAGATAAGGGCTCAGATGGCTGCCGATAGAAAATCTGCATCTGATGACAGCGCGGCACTTCGCGGAGACATGACGCAGGGCTTTAACCGTGTGGCAGATAAACTTGATGATATAAATAAAAACCTGACAAACATTCAGATTGAGCAGGCGTCACAGAAAGCAAAAGACGAAGCATCCAAAAAATAACCCGGCCACCGAGCCGGGTTTTTTATTGCCTATTCAGCCCACCCCTCGGCATCTCGCTTAGCCTGAAGCTCTTTTACCCTACTCATATCCTTTCGCTTCTTCATAATCGTTATTAGCTGTCGGTATCCGTGGTGAGCTGGAACAAAGAACTCCTGCCCAGGGAAATCCCTTTCCCACTTTTCTTTCAAAGCCTTAAAAGCCAGCGGCGCGAATGCTACTGACTGTTCGCACAGTTGTATCGCTCTTTCAAGATGATCGCCCTCAGCCCTCAGCTTGTAATGCGCCTTGATCTGCTCTTGCAATTCAAAATGCACCTGCACCTTCTGGTCTGCCGACAGCCAACGTAGTTTTTCTAACCACTCATTGATATCCATAACATGCTGAACCTTTAAGACCTGAGTGAGTTAATTCTACACAACCAGTACGAGCATGAAACCTCAACAAATTTTTTACCTTCAAAAACAACCACATCTGTTTCAATCTACAAATTTTACAGTTTTATCTGTTGACGTTATTACAGTTTTATCTGTATCTTTAGTCCATCAGCAGGACGCTGGTAGCCAAACGGAACAGATTGGCATCGCTCTTTAACTTCGACGGTGCGCTGACAAAGCGCGAACAGATACCAAACGAGATGGGTTTGGGGTGTGGCTGGCGGTTGGATATTGAGGCCATGTAGCCAGCGTAAGCCCCCACAGGGCCACACCACCAAAGCCATTTCACAGGAGGACAAAGCCATGACGGTTATCCAATACGGTTCTTCAGTATCAGCTGGTAACGCTAAAACTCGCCGTCATGAGCGGCGCAGAAAGCTCGCTATCGAGCGTGACGCTATTGGCAATATCATCGACTCCATTTTAGGTTTCGAGGCTCCTGACGCTTCTCAGGAAGAATCACGCAAGCATGCAAGCCGCGTTGACCGAGCCACTTCGCTCGTAGCTCTCCGCGACAAGAAGCCGGAAGTAACCGAACGCAAGCGTAACCCGGCATACAAGAAGCCGGTTAACCACCCTACCCACTTGATTAACGCGCACCAGAAAATGCGCGGTAAATCGATTCCTGCTTATTACGACTATCAAAAGGATTAACAAAATGAACTCTGCTGAATTATCAAAAATTCTGGATGAGCACAAAGTGTGGGTGACTTCGTTTGGTGAAAACGGATCTAAAGCCAACCTGTGCGGTGCCAACCTGTGCGGTGCCGACCTGCGCGGTGCCGACCTGTGCGATGCCAACCTGCGCGGTGCCGACCTGTGCGATGCCAACCTGCGCGGTGCCGACCTGTGCGATGCCAACCTGTGCGGTGCCGACCTGCGCGGTGCCGACCTGCGCGATGCCAACCTGTGCGGTGCCGACCTGTGCGGTGCCGACCTGTGCGGTGCCAACCTGTGCGGTGCCGACCTGCGCGGTGCCGACCTGCGCGATGCCGACCTGTGCGATGCCAACCTGCCTGATCTCACATACGTAATCATAGGTGAGAAGTACTTCATCAGCATCACAAACGGTGAATATGTGCGAGCTGGGTGCCAGAACCACACCGCAGAGGAATGGCGTAAATACAGCAAGCATGAAATTGCTGGAATGGATGGTCGTAAGGCCCTGAAGTTTTACCCACGCTTGCTGGATATTATTGATTTCTATCTTGGCAAGGGTGAAAGACCGGGCTGGTTAACCAGCAAAGAATACGCAGATGAGGTCGCAGAATAAGCGGCCTTTCTTTTGGCAGCAAGCCACTTATCTGAGGTGAGATATGAAATTCAAAGGTACGCCGGGGCCGTGGGAAGTAATGAACGCAACGGATGTGTTCACACAGCAAGGGTCTGCAAACGGAAGTGGTGTTGTCTGTGATAACGACGATGGATGGCAGGTTGCTGGATGCTTCAATGGGAAAACCTTTGTCCAGGGTGAGTTGGTAACACTCTCCCTTTCTGAAAAGGAAGCTAACGCCCGTCTGATAGCTGCGGCACCTGAACTTCTCGATGTCCTCCAGTTGATCCTCCTCTATCACGAAGACGGCAATTGTCAGCTTCACAAAGAAGACGTTGCGCTGGCCCGCGCAGCAATAGCTAAAGCCATCGGCGAGGAGGAGTGAATGGAGTGGATTAAATGTAGCGATCGGATGCCGGAGGCTATGGTCAGCGTGCTTGTAACAGGGACTTGGTTTCATCATGCAGTTTCATTCTGGGATGGTGGGTCTTGGTGCGACCTAGATTACGAACTTCCAGTTACCCACTGGATGCCTCTTCCTGCCCCGCCCGCTGAATAGCAGCCGATAGCCGACATCTGAATAGGAGAATTAAATGGGACGTAAATTTAAAGTTTGGCTGGATTCCGGTGCAAACATCCATTCGAAATATGAGCAAGTTGTCGACCTTGAGGATGACTTAGGGATTAGCGATGAAGAGTGGGAGAAAATGGATGATGAAGGAAAGAATGAGGTTATGAAGGAAATTGCATGGGAGCGCATGGATTGGGGCTTTGAAGAAATCTAGCAGCCGATAGCCGATTCATGGAGTCGGTTATCTGATGCAATCCGCATCATAACCAAGACAGGAGAGAAGATAACTGTCCTGGTTAAATGGAGAAATAACCCTTGTTGTCTGTTCGCCCTCTCCGGAGGGCTTTTTTTCGCCTGCATATCAACAGCGCTTCATTCGAGGCGTTTTCGCTATGCCAATTAACCAAGGATAACACCATGCAACAGTTCGCTTTTGCAGGGTGGCCTGTTGTGGGCTGCTCTGAATCGCTACTCGACCTCATCACCCGCCGCATGCGCGGTATCTGCAAAACGCTTAAGGAGCTGACATGTACGGCAATCAAACAGTAAACCATCAGGCCCTTATGGCCGCGCAGAGCAAAGCGGTCATCGCCCGATTCCTCGGTGACGCCGGGATGTGGTTACAGGCCAATCAGCAGATGAAGCAGGCAGTGAGCATGCCATGGTACCGGAGGCCGCAATGAAGACTATTAACCCTCGCGACATGACGGATGAGCAGTTTTCCCGCCTCATGAAAGATTTGATGAAACAGTAACCGAAACCACAGGAGCAGAAGCAATGAGGCTGACCCTGAACGACGTCAAAGAAATTGAGCAAATTATCGCCGCGCTGGACGCGACGGATAACGAACGCATCAGCGATGAAGTTGAGCGTCTGGCTAAGAAAGCCAACCCGTTTATTTCGGCTCTGGCGGCGACGGATGCAGATGAGCATACAACTGACGCCATCAACTACCTCGAAGGTCACAGCATCGCGTTTCAGGACGCATCCGAGGGTTGGTGGATTGATGCGCTGACCGAGAGGGTCACCGCTGAGTACGCCATCGGCATCTTCAAAGCGCGACATTCACACAGGGAGGCAGCGTAATGTCATTCGATATCGTCAGTTTCGTTAAGCAGCAGGAGCAGCTGTTTCTAGGTGCGCTTACAGACTCTTCGGTAAATTGGGCAAAGGAGTGCCAATTTGCAATTCAGCTTTTCCAAAGAAACCAAAAGCTGGCAGAAACAGCTATCGCAAATCCTGTAAGTGCACAAAACGCAATTATCAATGTTGCCGCAATTGGGATAAGCCTAAATCCAGCCGGTAAATTAGCCTATTTAGTGCCGCGTGATGGCATGGTATGCCTTGATATCAGCTACATGGGTCTCTTGCATATTGCGCAGTCGGCTGGAGTAATTAAGTGGGGACAGTGCAAGCTGGTATATGCCAGCGACACATACGAGAACCTTGGCCTGGATAAGGCTCCATCACACAAATATAACCCTTATGCCACCCCGGAAGAACGTGGCTCAGTTATTGGTGGTTATTGCACAGCGAAAACAGCTGACGGTGACTATCTTACGGAAGAAATGAGCCTCTCTGAAATTGAAGATATTAGAAAGGTAAGTAAGGCTGGAACCTCGCCAAAAGGGCCATGGGTAAATTTCTGGTCAGAGATGGCAAGAAAAACAATTGTTAAACGAGCGTATAAATACTGGCCGCGTTCGGATCGCATGGACAGCGCCGTCGACATGCTTAATGAGACCGAGGGGTTATTTACTGAGCCGGTAATGGCCTACCACTCTGAAGAGCAAATTAGGGAAGACGAGCGCAAGCGCCAGCAGGAAGTCATCGACAAGGCCAGCGCGCTTTGTGATGAGATGGCGCAGGCAGAAACCATGGACGACCTGAAACGGAAATTTGCTGAGGCATACAAGCTGACGGCCGGCATGAAGTTGCAGCAAAACGTCCAGGCAGTCTACGCAGAATGCAAAGTGAAACTGGAGGCGGCCAATGAGCAAACTGTATGAGGTTGCCAGCGACTACGCCAGGCTGATGGATGCCGACATCGACCCGGACGCAATGGCGGACACACTCGAAGGTATTGAGGGTGAGCTTGCCGATAAAATCGAGCAGCTGCTTGCCATCTGCAAAAACGAATCGACGTATGCGGAGCGCCTCAGGGATGAGGCAAAGAACCTGACCGAGCGCGCAGTGAGTATCGAAAACAAGGTCGCAAATATCCGCGCCTACATCGCTACATCACTAGAAACTGCCGGTAAGAAATCAATCCGCGCGGGCATTCACCAGGTAACAGTCCGCGCGCCTTGCCGTTCTGTAGAGATAACCGACAGCGCCCTGCTCCCACCTGAATACGTCGAATACGATACGGTGATTAAGCCGGATAAGCTGGCTATCAAACACCTGCTTGAGGGCGGCAAGGATGTGCCTGGCGCGACACTGAAGACTGGTAAACCATCGCTGTTAATCAGGTAGCCGCCATGAGCGAGCCATTCAAAAAACGCCGTGGCAATCAGCAGACGCTTGGCCGCAACTGGACTACCAAAGAGTTAAACCTCATTAAATCACTGGCCGGCACCGTCCATCCTAAAGTCATCGCCCGCCAGTTAAACCGCTCATAAGAATCTATCCGCCAGATGGCAAAGCGCGAGCACATCAGCCTGCGTCGCGTTTAATCGTGCGCCACGGACGGCGCGAGGAAACCCCATGATTACACATGACCCGCTTATCACACCAAGCGAGCTACAGGCTCGCGTCAAATCTCAGCCGATGCCGAGCCGCGAAGAGTTAATGGCGCGCAACAGCTTCGGCTCTGTGAATAACAACCGCTATCTGAATCGCTGGTTTGGAGCGAAGAAATGAACAACGACGAATTAATCGCAGCTGGTCACGAGCTGGCGAAGTGCCTCGACAGCGATACACCGCTGATGGATATCGCGCCGCTGCTGAGCAAGATGGCGACGCAACTGGATGTTACCACCGCGGCGCTGCGCGAAAAGACGAAGCAGTGCGACGCGCTGGCGACAGAGAATGCGTTGCTGAAGTCTGCAATTCAAACGCACAGCGAATCAGTTCACTTTTGCAAGGTGTGCGGGAAAGACGATCCGTGCAGCACAGATGATGTTTGTTATGTGCTCAAAGAAACCCCCGCCACCGACGCATTCCTGCGCGAAGTGCGGGCTCAGGGGGTGGAGATGTTCTCTAAGCAGCAGCGTTCGTATATCGGCAATCCGAGCAAGAATGATGCTGCGTCAAGTTATTGCTCTAGAGAGGCGCTCAAGTTTTCTGACCTTCTGCGTCAAGGCGGTGCCGCATGACCATCGACACAGCAAAACTGAAAGCGGCGCCGCGACATTCTGTAGACGGCTATGGACGTCAGGATATTTCCTACAAAGACCCGGAAGGGGAATTTGTTTTTTACAGCGATTATGAAGCGCTGAAAGATGCGCTAGAAGCCGCGCATAAGCGCATCGCTGAGCTGGAGGCTCGTGAGCGACATAACGAGCGCCAACGCGTTATCGATGGCCTGGCTGCTGCTGGCGAGCCGTGGGAAGAAATTCAGGAATACATGAAAGCCTGGGACGAGGCTCGCGCCGCGGGCATCAATCTTGAGACAGGGGGTGAAGCGTGAGCGAAATAAGTGAAGTTATCGCCAGTGAAATCGCCGATTTTTTCGCAGATTTCGGCGGGCCGGGTGAGCCGGATATTCAGAGCGGTAAAGCACAACGCCTGTTAACAAAACGATTGTTGTCTGTGCTGGCGCTGCGGGAGCGGGCGGAGCCTGTTTATCAGGTGCAGGCCATGGACTGGCATGACGTTGAAAAATATCTCTACGATGAAGCGCTAGATCGCGGTATCAGATGCCGGGTGCTCTACACCGCACCGCCCGCGCCGGTTGTGCCTGATGCAATTCCAGAAACTGAAAGCAAAGACGGTAACGATATCGATTACATGGAACCTTCAGCCATTTACGAGCTTGGCAAAACGCACGGATGGAACGCCTGCCGCGCCGCCATGCTCGGGGCAGCGCTGGGCAAGGAGGGGTGATGCCTAAATCCGCAGCAGAGCGCAAAGCGGCTCTTACACAACCTTTTCAATTCTCTGCTGCATAAATGACCTTCCCACTGTTTATCATACCCTCTCAAACAGCGAGGAGTTCATTAATATGATTTGTCCAAAATGTGGTTCTACTGCAATTTCCAAAGAGACAACAATGCGTGGTTGGTCTGGAGATTATGTTTGCGTTCCGTGTGGTTACAACGATGCGAAATCAGGTTTCGATAAGGGGCAGGAAAAGACCAGCAAGCCTGTTAAGTGGACACTTAAAGAAAAGCAGTAAGGCCAAGAATTGACAGCCCGCCAACCTCAATTTACTGTATATAAATACAGTTATTTTGAGGTGTGTCATGAGCAAAGACTCGGACTATCTGATTATCTACAGGGGCGAGATACATCACCGCATTACGCCCGGTCGGTGGGTGCTCATTCAGCGAGCTCGGGAATACGGCGGCGGATGGTGGCTGGGGAAAGCATATGACGATGTGTTTATGCTTGAGTTCGAGAAGCCAAGCTCTATGGCTGCGGCATCAGAGTACATCATGTCGCATGGACGGATGAGCACATTCCCGCCGTGGGACGATGAATTTAAGTTAACACCATGACCCGCTTCGGCGGGTTTTTTATTGGAGCAAAGATATGAAGCTGATTGATTTACTGGTGCAGGAATTGCCGAAGTGTGGCGGGTGGCCGGAAGGGTATAACGTAATTTCTACCAATGGTTACGGTCAGGCTTGGTGCTACAGCATCAATGCCAGCGGAAAAACTAGCGGCAAAGAGTTATATATCCGATCGTCAGAGGAGGGTCATGTCACCCGCGAACAATACGAAGCAGCTTTGCAACACCCGGTATGGGATGGCGAGGGTTTGCCGCCGGTTGGGTGTGAGTGTGAGTTTTTCGACTGCGAGAAATGGTTCAAAGTAACCATGATGTACGGTGGCTCTCAGTTGGTGGTTTTATATGACCATGACAACCAAATTGAACGTAGTTTTTCAACTTCACGTATTGATGGAAAATTCCGCCCTATCTGCTCAGAAGCTGACAAGAAGCGCGATGAGGTTGGTTTGGCGCTGTACCATGCTATTAACTGGAATGACGAAGGAGAGCTTGTCAGTCCTAAACGCATGGAGGATTACAAGAAAGCATATGACGCGATAGCAGCCGGGAAAATCCCTCACATCCGCATCGAGTGAGCCGCCATAAGGCGGCTTTTTTACGCCTGGAGATAATCGAATGGAACAATACAGCCTCACGCTTGATGAGGCCTGCGCCATGCTCGGCATATCCAGACCTACAGCCACAAACTGGATAAAGTCAGGAAGACTACAGGCCACCCGCAAAGACCCATCAAAACCAAAATCCCCATACCTCACCACTCGCCAGGCTTGCATTGCAGCCCTCAAATCTCCGCTGCATACTGTCGCCGTGAGCGCGGGTGATGGCATACGAGAGGAATTGATATGTCACTCTTCCGCAGAGGTGAAACCTGGTACGCCAGTTTCACATTGCCGGACGGCAAAAGATTTAAGCAGTCTCTTGGGACAAAGGACAAAAGGCAGGCCACGGAACTCCATGACAAGCTGAAAGCCGAAGCCTGGCGAGTAAGCAAGTTGGGAGAGACGCCGGACATGACATTCGAGGAAGCGTGCGTCAGGTGGCTTGAGGAGAAGGCGCACAAGAAGTCACTGGACGATGACAAGAGCCGGATCGGATTCTGGCTACAGCACTTTGCAGGGATGCAGTTGAAGGACATCACTGAGACGCGAATCTATAACGCTATTCAGAAGATGACCAACCGGCGGCATGAGGAAAACTGGAAGCTCAGGGAAGAGGCGTTAAGGAAGAAGGGAAAGCCGGTTCCGCCATATGTGCCACGACCGGCAGCAACAGCCACAAAGGCCACTCACCTTTCCTTCATCAAAGCGTTGTTACGTGCCGCCGAGCGTGAATGGAAGATGCTGGACAAAGCGCCCATTGTGAAGGTGCCGCAGCCGAAGAATAAACGCATTCGATGGCTGGAGCCTCATGAGGCGAAAAGGCTGATTGATGAATGCCCGGATCCGCTTAAGTCCGTGGTCGAGTTTGCGCTGGCGACGGGACTACGGCGGTCGAACATCATCAATCTGGAATGGCAGCAGATAGACATGCAGCGCCGGGTGGCGTGGATACACCCGGAGCAGAGCAAATCAAATCAGGCCATTGGCGTGGCGCTGAACGATACTGCATGTCGTGTGCTGAAAAGGCAAATAGGCAATCACCACAAGTGGGTTTTCGTCTATAAGGAAAGCTGCACCCGGCCTGATGGAACTAAAGCGCCGACAGTGAGGAAGATGCGGTACGACGCAAACACAGCCTGGAGGGCTGCGCTTAAACGTGCTGGCATTGAGGATTTCCGCTTCCATGACCTGAGGCATACCTGGGCGAGCTGGTTAGTTCAGGCTGGCGTCCCGATTTCAGTTCTTCAGGAAATGGGCGGATGGGAGTCAATAGAAATGGTTCGACGGTATGCACACCTGGCACCTAATCACCTGACCGAGCACGCGAAGCAAATCGACTCGATTTTTGGCGATTGCGTCCCAAATCTGTCCCACACGGAAAAACAGGAGGTGATAAACGGTGGATAA